AGGCAACAATTATCGAGGATTTTTATCCCGACCGAGTGCGTTGCTTTAATAATACAGCTCCAACAATACGGGCAGGGCGTGAGGGGCTAAAGGTTGTAGCCCTACGAGGCAGGCAAGACGGCGGAGCGGAATACATCCAAACACTAGAAGAGAGAAAAGACGACTGCACAAATACTTTGACGAGCGTGAGTAAAGACAATATGGTGCTAGAGAATTGCACCATACGAAAACTAACCCCGACCGAGTGTTGGAGGCTTATGGGGTGGTGCGATTCGCAGATAGCCAAAGTCAAAGCAGTTATGAGTAATGCCCAGCTTTATCGCCAAGCAGGCAACGGAATAGTTGTTTCCGTTTTAGAGGCGATATTCAAAAATCTATTTAGAGGAGCAAACAATAGTGAAAACAATTAAAACCGCAGAATCGGTAAACATAGGACACCCCGACAAAACCTGCGATATTATAGCAGATGCCTTTTTGGACGAGGCACTAAGAAGAGACCCGTATGCACAAATGGCAGTTGAGTGTGCAATTAAAGATGACTTGACTTTTATTTACGGCGAAGCGACAACTTCTGCAAAAGTGGATTATATCGGCATTGCAGGCGAGGTGTTAAAACAGGTCGGCTACAAAAAGCCGTTTAGGATTATGCAACAAATTAGCGAGCAAAGCCCAGACATAGCTCAAGCCGTAAAGCACGAAGAAGTACGGGCGAATGACCAAGGCATTGTTTATGGTTATGCCACAAACGAAACACCCGAGTTTTTGCCGTTGCCACTTGTTGTCGCCCATAAACTTATGAGGCGATATGAAATCTTTAGACAAGGCAGAGCAGACTTTTTTGCAGATGCCAAAAGCCAAGTATCAATAGAGTATGACGGCGATAAGCCGATAGGCATTGTGTCAATACTTGTTTCAGCAAGCCACAGTGAAGAGCTAACCAAAGAAGAGATACGCACGATACTAAGCGATAATGTAATCACGCCAGTATTATGCGAGTACGCCGACCTATTGTGCGACACAACTCAAATCATAGTCAACCCAAGTGGTAAGTTTACACTGTGGGGCAGTTACGCCGACAGCGGATGCGTTGGTCGTAAAACACAGGTAGATAGTTATGGCGGATTAGCAAGGCACGGAGGCGGAGCGTTTAGTTCTAAGAGTGCTACAAAGGTAGACAGGAGCGGAGCATATTATGCAAGGTACGCAGCCAAGAATGTAGTGGCTCAAGGTTTAGCCGACAGGTGCGAAATTGGCGTTAGTTACGGCATAGGATTAGCCGAGCCATTAAGCCTAGAGATTGATTGTTTTGGTACGGAAAAACAACCGCTCAAAAAAGTGTATGAGTATGTAGTCAAAAACTTTAACTTTTGCCCGAGCAACATTATAAAAGAACTCGACCTACTAAAACCCGTATACAAAGCCACCGCTTGCTACGGGCATTTTGGCAGAGAAGAATTTGCATGGGAGCAGATAAAAGAAGATGAAAAAATTATCGCTAAAAAGCAGTCTGTTCCTCGACTTAAAAAGTCAAGTGCGGCATGATGTCTAATGCCAACAGGAGGGCAAAAATTTATGCAGACAAATCAACTACAAGAGTGGGTAAACAGTGGCGACACCGCACCACTTATATTAAAAGACAGCACAGTAATACGCATACCCAAAGACAAAGATTTTGACTACCTTTTCACTCAACGCCATTACAGCAGAGGCGGATTGATTGAGAGGGATAGAAAATTTGAGTACGGCGGAATTATCCGCAAGAGCGACAATGCACTTTATGACTTGCAATACGACCTAAGAGAGTATGATGAAATCAAAGGCGAACTTAGTGCCGAAAAGCTAAAAGACGAGATGCAGGGCTTAGTGCGAATGTTTATTGAAAAGACAATAAACAACGACCGTAAAAATCTTAGGATTAAAGAGATTAGCGACAAGCGTAGCCTTGAGCAACTAGGTTATTATATCCAATACGATGCCTACAAAGATGCTAGGCAGCTTTACTTAGAAAATGACGGAGGCGAGGCAAGAGGCTTTGTTTACAAAAATGACTACCGAGCTGATGCGTGGAAAGAGGCGACACTACTAGAATATATCCTAGACCCAACTAAGTATGTTGCAACGCAGGCGGCGGAATATATGAGAGACCGCCAAGAGCAAATGCTAGACAAGTTTTTGCGAGCCGATGCCATGTATGCCGAGTATGCTAAAATTCTAGCAACGCCCGAAAATAATATTCACACCTTACTAAAAATCCGCAAAGGACTAAGCACAGTGAGTGCCAAGCAAGTAACAATTACAATGATTGTGGGCGAAAAAGAACTAACATTCAAATACGATGCACAGCGCCTAACATGGGATTGTGAAAACAAGTTTTCTAGTTACGGAGCGGACAGGGACGGCAGGGATAAGCTAGAAGAAGCGATGGGCAGGGGCTGTAATGACTTTTGCCCCAAAAGCATTGTCCGCATAAACTACGGGCGAAATACTTTATACGAGGCGTAAAAATAATTAGTGATAATTAGAAATAATTACACAATTACAAATGATTAAAGATAATTAGACTAATTACAAAATAATTAGCAACCAAAAAGACGGCAACACCTAGCCGTCTTTTTACAATGCCAAGAGGAGGGCAACAAAAATATGTTTACAAGGGAAGACTTAAAGACCCTGCAAAATTTGCCGTTTGGCATGAAGATACAAAAATCAATAGCGAAGATTATTGAGTGGTATGTTAGACACGAGGGAAAAGTTTATTGCAGTTTTAGCGGAGGTAAAGACAGCACGGTTTTACTACACCTTATCCGCTCGCAATTCCCCGAAGTGCCTGCCGTGTTTGTAAACACAGGGCTAGAGTACCCAGAGGTTGTGGCTCATGTAAATACTTTTGACAATGTAACGATACTGCGCCCCAAGAAAAACTTTAGACAAGTTATAGGCGACCACGGCGTACCAGTAGTTAGTAAAGATGTCGCAGGCGTTATGTGTGCATACCGCCGAGGCAAGGAGTGGGCGGCGGAACGCTTGAGCGAGAACGCTAACGACTTTAGAAAAGGCTTGTATCGCAAATGGCACTTTCTAAAAGATGCCCCATTTAAGATTAGCAATATTTGTTGCTACCACATGAAAGAAGCTCCGCTCCATAAGTTCGCTAGGGCTACAGGGCTAAAGCCGTATGTCGGCACACTTGCCGCCGAGAGCAGGGTTAGAACGCAAGGATGGCTAAAGGTGGGTTGTAATTCCTTTACCACAGGCAAAAGAGCAAGAAGTGCGCCACTTAGTTTTTGGACGGAGGAAGATATTCTAGCGTATATAAAATACCATAACTTGCCGATTGCAAAAGTATACGGCGAGGTAGTAGATACGGACAAAGGACTAGCGACAACAGGGTGCGAGCGCACAGGTTGTATGTTTTGTTTATTCGGTTGCCACCTAGAAAAACAACCTAACCGCATTCAAAAAATGGCACTCACGCACCCAAAGCAATATGAGTATTGCCTAAGAGATTTTGAAGATGGAGGCTTGGGGCTTAGAAAAGTTATGGACTATGTAGGAATACCTTATGAAAATAAGGCGGAGCCTTAAAGGTCTCGCCCTACCAAGTAATCTATTGAAACATCAATATAATCAGCAAGTTCAACTAACATAGGAACTAAGGGCAGACTACCTCTTCGCCAATTACGCATATTAGAATCATTTATATGCGTATCTTTAACAACCTTGTACCAAGTAATGCCACGCTCTTTTAATACATCCATCAATCGTTTCGGGAACGGAGGCAGGTTGTTGTTTGGCGTGTATTTATCATCATCATTAGTCCTGCCAGATAAATAATCTAGCGAGCAGCCAAAGTGGTCGGCAAGACGAACGAACATCGGAAAAGTAGGGCAAGCCTTGCCCGTCTTCCATTGACTTATGGCATTAGGACTAATACCCAATTTTTGCCCGAATTTATAGTTTGGAAGATTATCGTCATAGAACATTAACTCCGTTAGTCGTTCACTAAATTTTGGTAACTCATTCATCGCATGACCTCAATTATTAAGTATAGGGATAAGTGTGAATAAATACTTGCATATACCTAACTTGCCCGTTACTTGTCGATTAAATATTTTTGACAAGTTGCGACAGGATATGGCAAATTGCAACAATAAAATAACGGGATAAGTAGGTATTTATAGTTGACATATACCTACTTATCCCGTTATACTTAAAGCGTGGTCACAAACACTAAAAACTAACAGGAGGTACTCATGCAAAATCCATCAATCAAATTAAGAGATGCCATAATCAAGGCATTAAAAGAAGACAAAGAATTTGCTGATATAACAGCAGTAGAGACAAACGGTTTTTTGGTAGCATTAGCGGATATAGCGATGCCAGACAAAAAAGGCGAGGCACAGGCGTTTAGGATAGCGATTGTTCCGTACAAGCCCGATTACAGTAAATTTACTTAGAAAGGGGCAATTATAATTATATCAAAAATCTAAGAAAAAGGCTGTCTGGACGCAGGCAGTCTTTTCAAATTGTTGGAGGAAATATATGTTAGACATTCAAAATATTAAGATAGGGCAACTAAAGCCCTATAAAAATAACCCACGCAAAAACGATGGTGCAGTGGATAAATTAGCCGAAACCATAAAAGAGTTTGGATTCAAAGTGCCTGTTATTATCGACAAAAATTTTGAGATTGTTGCAGGGCATACAAGAGTTAAGGCAGCAACAAAACTCGGGCTAGATAGCGTACCTTGTGTTGTGGCGGAGGATTTGACACCCGAGCAGGTCAAGGCATTTAGGCTTGTAGAAAATAAGAGTGCCGAGTGGAGCGAGTGGGATATGGATATGCTCGCCGCCGAGCTTAGTGAACTTAAAATGGATTTGACCCCTTTTGATTTTACACCGACCCAAAGTGTTAGCGAGCAGTACACAGCACACCCAAGTCTAAGAGATAAGTTTATTGTACCGCCATTTAGTATCCTAGATGCACGGCAGGGCGAGTGGCAAAAACGCAAGAAAAAGTGGCACGAGATTATCCAGAGCGGACACGGCAGAGAGATGGGCTTGCTAGGTCAAGGTTTACTAGACTTAGCGATAAAAATGAATAGCAAAAGTCTAACAGGCACAAGTATTTTTGACCCCGTGTTATGTGAGGTGCTACTGCATTGGTTTTGCCCTAAAGGCGGACGAGTAATAGACCCATTCGCAGGAGGCAGTGTGAGAGGCTTAATAACGGCTTTTACAGGCAGGAGCTATAACGGCGTTGACCTAAGCCAAGACCAAGTGGAGGCGAATAGAGAAAACTATGAGGCTGTAGCACACAACACCGATGTATACGGCGAGCCACTCAAAAAACCAAACTGGACACAGGGCGACAGCACCGAGATAGACAAACACATTACTGACGATGGCTACGATATGCTTTTAACCTGCCCACCTTACTTTGACCTTGAGCAATACAGCGATGACGAAAAAGACATAAGCAATATGAGTTATGAGGAGTTTTCAAAGGCGTACGAAACTATTTTATCTAAGGCAATCGCAAAGGTAAAGGATAACGGATTTATTGCCGTTGTGGTAGGCGAGGTTAGAGATAAAGACGGCAATTACCGAAATTTTATAGGCGACACAGTAGAGATTTGCAGGCGTGCAGAAGCAGAGTATTATAACGAAATTGTATTGATTACGATGCTCGGCAGTTTGCCAATTCGTATCCGCAGGCAGTTTGAGGCAGCGAGAAAAGTGGGCAACACGCACCAAAAGGCTCTTATCTTTTTCAAGAGTAGCGGAGGCGAGGCAGAGCTTAAAAACTACCTAGAAGATTTTAGCGACACAAGGGTCTTAACTCCGATGCGCCAGAGCGTGCTAGTTTTCCTAAAAGGCAAGCCCGTCAAGCAGAGCGACATTGAAAAATACGAGTTTAATGTTTTCTAAAAAACTTCAAATATTGCCGTTTATCTCCTCGACTTAAAAAACGCAGTGCGGCATGATAATGATGCTCCTGCCGAGCAGGAGCAAAGAGAGGCAATTATGATAACAAAACAAACAAGAGAATTAAAAATCGCATTCAAAAAGACGGCGAGAAGAGCATTAGAAAACGAATTTGGTTTTGCACCTAAAAACCTAGACGACATTGAAATATATGACGGCAACGGGCGTAGCGAATTTAAGTTTAAGGTAAAGGGCAAGGCATATCAATTCAAAAGTTATATTACCGACCATAACTTTGAGCCTGCACCAGACGGCATAGCAGTTTGGGTAGGAGCAGGCACAATTAAAAGATTGGAGGATGTAGCATAATGGCAAACGATGTAATAGAAAAAGCAAGAGAAGAGTACAGGGCAATCGCTATGGAATTAGCGACCCCTGCAACCACTCCCGAAATGATAGAAACATTTGTCGAGCAGATGATGGATGTTTATCTTACACACAACGCTGAAGAAATTCTAAAAGCCGAGCAAGGCAAGATGCACGGCGAGCGAGTAAAAGCAGGCAAAGCATTCAAAAGAGGAGGCAACCAAAATGGCTAAGTATGTTTTAACAAGCGACAAGCAAATAGGCATTGTCAAATATTCGTATAAGGACAAAACGGACGAAGAGGTTCTTAAAATGATGCAAGAAAACGAGCCAGATGCAAACTGGACGAGTTGTACAAAGATACCACGAGGCAAGCACAGTTGCAGGTATTGTGGCAGTATCGCAGAGGGAACTTATGAGGATTTGCTCTGCGAGGACTGCCGTTCTACTTTTGGGCATTCGCTGTTTAGCGAGTTATAGGAGGCGACAAATTATGATGACTATAGTTTTAGAGAATAGAAAAATCCAAACCAATATGTATCAAACTCGGGGCGTGGCAGTGGCGATAGAAGAGTGCATTGTTTTTGCAGGCGAGATTATGTCGGCGATGCAAAAGTATCTTAAAGGCGACTGGGGCGACACTTGCAGTGAGGACTGCCAAGCAAACACTGATGCCCTAGAGAGCGGAGCAAGGCTTTTTGCCGTTTATAAAACAAGCAAAGGCAAGGTGTATATTATTACCGAAGTGGATAGGACGATTACAACGATTCTATTTGCAAGCGAGTATTAGGGGGGGGGCGACAAGTAATGCAACAAGGAATTTGTCCAAAGTGCGACAGTGACGATTTAGATTATTCACCCGTAAAGGCCGATGACGGAGGGGTGCATTATTCTTGGGAGTGCGGAGGTTGTGGGGCTAAAGGCAACGAATATTATACTATAGAATTTAGCCATCACGAAATTGTAGACACAGGAGGCGACAACAAATGAGAAAGCAAAGAGAGACCAAAACAGGCGGATTATTAGGCAGGACAATATTTGAGCATTACGACCACGAGTTGTATGTGACGGAATACGAGTTTGGTCAAAATTACACGCTTGAGTGCGAAATGTGCAAAGAGGTGCTTTGCTGGAGCGAAAACCCACGCTCAAAGATGTATAAGGTGCTAAAAGACCTATATAAGAGACAAGAGGCAAACCATGCAGGCAAAATATTCTTTAGTAGAATAGGCGGAAGATACGGCACACTTAACTGGAGCGAGAGTGATACTGATTCAATAGAGGTTTATCGCACGAGATTTTTGTATTAAAAAAAACTACAAAAAACTTTTTCTTTTAGCGTTTAATTCCTCGACATAAAAAGTATCGTGCGGCATGATATGTCTACGCTCGGGTCGGGCGAAAAAACAAAAAGAGGCAATACAATTATGGCAACAACAAACTGCACAATATGCAAAACACAAATTAAGGGATACGGGCATAACGCAAGTCCGATAGCAAAGAACGGCACTGCCTGCGACAAATGCAACGCAAGCCACATAGTGCCGACACGAATGGCACTGATGGGAGTGTCAAGCCCTTTAGAGGCAGCAAGCCTAGTGGCAAGCGAGGTACACTTAATCAAGACAATCTATGGAACGGAGGTGGCAGCGTAATGACGGCAACTAAAAAATGGTTTCTTGGCAAAAGAGACAATCCACAATTAAAAGAGTTTTACTATAAAATCTTTGGCAGGATTAACCGCCAAGAACAGGTACGAGCAGAAAATCCATCTTACGGCACAATGACCTTGACGGGCTTTGAAACGAGAGAGGCTTTGATGGATGAGGTGCAACGGCTAAGAGGCGAGGGCTTAAAAGTAAGCGTATCAGCCAACTGCAAAGGGATGTTTTAAGACAAAAGGGCGATAAGCCCTTTTGTTAGTGGAGGCACAATGAAAAACGAAAATCACGAAGAAAAAATCCTTGTTACCTTTGGCGAAAAACAACGCTATATGACAAAGGTAGCTTTAGAAAAGCACAGGCATAACTACAAAAATCGAGGGGCGAATTTGTTTAATCGCCTTGAGATTTATATGCTCCCAAAAGAGGAGCGAAAAGAACTGCTAAAGATACTTGAAATTTTGGAAGATAAAACGGGATACGAAAACGACAATGTATCGGCGTTATTAGATTGCTTAACAAGCAATTTTGATAGCGATGGATATGTTTATATCGGGAGGCTTAAATGACACAACTAACGAAAGACTTATTTGCCGAGGCGAGAAAGTTGTACCCAAAAGGCACGAGGGTCGAATTAAAAGAAAAGATGCAAGACCCACACACCAAACTAAAAGCAGGCGACAAAGCCACAGTACAGTTTGTAGACGACAGCGGAACTGTTCACTGCCGTTGGGATAACGGCGAGGGCTTGGGGCTTATAATCGGCGTAGATGCGTTTAAGGTTATAGAATAAAATAATAGGAGGCGACAGTTTGAAAAAAGCAAACTTTAACGAGGCGATGGCTGATAGGGCTGTCGCTTTTGTCAATCAATTAAAACACACCAAAGGAGTGTGGCACGGGAAAAACTTTGAATTGCTGCCTTGGCAAGACAAAATCATACGGGAGTTATTTGGCACTGTCAAAGATAACGGCTATCGCCAATACACCACAAGTTATGTCGAGATACCCAAAAAGCAAGGCAAGAGCGAGCTAGCAGCCGCCGTTGCGTTATATCTAACTTGTGGCGATGGCGAACACGGAGCGGAGGTTTATGGCTGTGCCGCCGACAGAGCGCAGGCGAGTATCGTTTTTGATGTAGCCGTTGGCATGATAGAGCAATGCCCTGCACTCAAAAAGCGTTGCAAAGTAATCCCGAGCCAAAAGCGGATAGTGTACAAACCGCTTAATTCGTTTTATCAAGTATTATCGGCAGAGAGTTACTCTAAGCACGGGCTGAATGTTCACGGCGTTATTTTTGACGAATTACACGCTCAACCCAACAGGGCTTTGTACGATGTAATGTTACACGGCTCGGGCGATGCTAGAAAACAACCGCTGTATTTTCTTATAACCACAGCAGGCACTGACCGCAATTCTATATGTTGGGAAGTCCACCAAAAAGCAAAAGATATTTTGGCAGGCAGGAAGAATGACCCGAGTTTTTATCCTGTTATATACGGCATAGAAGATAATGACGACTGGACTAGCGAGGCGATATGGGCAAAGGCAAATCCAAGTTTAGGTACGACAGTAGATGTAGATAAACTCCGCACAGCGTTTAATAGTGCCAAAGAAAACCCTGCGGAGGAAAACTTGTTTAGGCAATTAAGACTTAATCAATGGGTAAAACAATCGGTGCGATGGATGCCGATGGATAAGTGGGATTTATGTAGCACCCCAGTTTGTCCAGACCATTTGCGAGGCAGGGCGTGCTACGCAGGGTTAGACTTATCTAGCACAACCGACCTAACCTCGCTTGTTTTAGTTTTTCTACCCGACACGGAGGGAGGCAAGTTTGAGGTGTTGCCGTATTTTTGGCTACCAGAGGAAACGCTAGCGTTGCGAGTTAGGCGAGACCATGTGCCTTATGATGTATGGGAGCGTAAAAAACTAATCCATACAACGCAGGGCAATGTCCTGCATTATGGTTTTATAGAAAAGTTTATCGAGAATTTGAGCAAAGAATACAACATAAAAGAAATTGTCTTTGATAGGTGGGGAGCAAGACACTTTGCCCAAAACCTAGAAGACTTAGGCTTTACGATGGTAGAGTTTGGGCAAGGATACAAAGATATGTCGCCACCTACAAAGGAGCTTATGAGGCTCACGCTTGAGGGCAAAATCGCCCACGGCGGACACGAGGTTTTGCGTTGGAATATGGACAATGTTTATGTCCGCACCGACCCAGCAGGCAACATCAAGCCCGACAAAGAAAAATCCACCGAAAAGATAGACGGAGCAATCTCACTTATAATGGCACTTAGCCGAGCCTTATCCGCCAAGAACACCGAATCAGTTTATAACACAAGGGGGTTATTCATTATCTAATATGGGATTATTTAACTTTTTGAAACGGAGGACACGAGCCTCACCGACACATGAGGGCAGAAGTGCAAAACTTGAAGACTTTATACGAGGGGCAGACATAGTAGATGGCAGTATGAGCCATGCAGGCGTTAATGTTGACGAAGATACCGCACTAAAGATTAGCGCCGTTTATGCTTGCGTAAAAGTTATAAGCGAAACTGTGGCGAGCCTGCCACTTAAACTACTCAAAGAAGAAGAAAACGGCGACAAGCAAAAAGCCAAGCACCACCCGTTATATGCGTTATTAGCCGACAGCCCAAATGCCGAGATGTCGGCTTTTACATTTAGGGAACTGCTTATGACAAACCTATTGTTATGGGGCAACGCTTATGCCCATATCCGCAGGAACAGGCAAGGGCAGATAGTAGAGCTTACTCCGCTAGAGGCAAAACGGATGGAGGTGGTGCGAGAGCCGAGCAGTCGCAACTTACGCTACCGCTACACCTGCGAAGACACTAGCCAAACAATCGAATACCGTCCACGGCAAATCCTGCATATACCAGCTTTCACATTTGACGGCGTTGTAGGAGTATCGCCCATAACTTACGCAAGAGAGGCGATGGGGTTATCGCTCGCCACGCAGGAATTTGGTGCAAGGTGGTTTGGCAGTGGTGCAAGACCTAGCGGAGTGTTAGAACACCCAAGCAGCATAAAAGACCCCGAGCGTATAAGAGAGGGGTGGAATAAGGTTTATCAAGGCACGGCAAATAGCCACAAGGTGGCAGTGCTAGAAGAGGGGCTGACATATAAGAGCATAGGAATGTCGCCAGACGACAGCCAGTTTTTGGAGACAAGGCAATTTCAACTAACAGAGATTTGCCGCATCTTTAGAGTGCCGCCCCACATGATAGGC